ACTCTGCCTCCTGTGTTATATCCTACTCTGCCACCTTGAGCTATTCCTATTAATCTCTTCCCTGCATATCCACTTGGTTTTTGATCTTTAATAGGTCCATGTATATTACTTAAACTATTAATATAATCTTGTATTTCTTGTGTTTGAGCACCTGTGGTTGGATCTCCATAAACAATATCTGTAGGGGTGTCACTAAACCATCCTGTTGTATCCTTCCCCTTAATGTCTTCTACAAAACCTGCCACATCTTTTTCTTGAGGATTCCAATAAAAGAAATCAGTAGTGCCCTGATCCACAGCTAAGTTTTGTTGGTGTTTTTTATTTATGGCATCTATTTGATCTTGATTCATTCCAACATTTCGAAGCAGTCCTTGTTGATAATCTTGTACGTTACCGGTAAACTGGGCGTTTACTGGAAGAACTTCATTTTGTCGTTTATAATTTTCTATAATCTGTGGCATCATTGTTCTTACTTCTGGATTATTTCTAACGAACTCTTCATAATTGATTTGTTCATCAGGGCCTTTATTAAAAGTCACATCGTCAAAATCGTGTACATCACGTCTGTTATTAATAGGTGCTTCATCAATTTGTTCTTGCTCAAAAAACCCACTGGCATTAACAGGTTGATCGATTCCGAATTGTTTTTCAAGACCTGCTAACCCTTTAGCACCAGGGCGAGCCCATTCTCCTGAAAGTTTAGACGCTGCCCATCCTTCAGGATCATTAGCGTATTTTGTATCTCTAGTTTTTCTGAGTCTCTCCATTCTGGCTCGATCCCTTCGGTTCTGTACGTTCTGTTCATATTCATCTTGAGTGTACCATGTTCCTGTTTCTGGATTAATTCCACCTCTCATCTTTCCAGCCCAAGCTCCGAATTTGTCGCCGATACCTCCAAAGAAATTTTTAAGGCCTCCACCTCCTTGATGTTTGTTATAAAAATCCTGTAAGCCTTGTTGAAAATTTTGTCTTGATATATTACGTCTTCCTTCTCTTGATATTCGTTCATTTAAAGCTCTATTTTGTTGTTGGGCCACGTTTGAATAAGGGTTACTAGCCGCTACATTTGCAGCTCCTTGTTGTTTTGCTGCAGCTTCTTGTCCCCAATCTTGTGGTCCACCTTTTACTAATCCAATTCTTCTGTAAGCCATTACGCCATCGCCTCCAAATTGTGCATCATATTATACATTTTCTTTGCGCCTTGTTCTCGGTCGCCTCCGCCCAATCCCTTAACGGCATCAGACGTCATAACAAATTCTCCTTGTGCAAGTAAAGCTCTAACATCATCATGCTTCTCGGCTTTACCATGAGGCTGATAGCCTCCTCTGTCTCTCATATCTAATTGTTGTCCATCTTTGGATGGAATGATTGGGTGTTCGGTACCCATAGCATAGCCTGTTCTCATGAGGCCTCCACCCGCTGCTTGTTGTTCTCTCCTATCTTGTTCTTCAATCACGTCTTCTTCTACGACTTTTTCTTGTCCGCCTTTTCCTGAAACGGATACCATCATCTCAACCAGTTCTTCTTTGGTTCGTCCACGTAGTTGTTCCATAGGAATTCCTAAGGATGTTAACATTTTAATAAGTTGAATTAATTCTGTGTCTTCTGATTGTTTTGGGATGCCTGTTGTTCTAGGACGTGCTCGTCCTTGCATCAGTTGTGCCATGCGTGGATCCATTTGACCTCCACCCGCACCCATTCCTGGAGTCATACCCATGCTCCGTGGTCCAAGGTTCGGTGACCCTAGTCCTTGATTCATTTGATTCATTCCCCTATTCATACCACCCATCTGTCCTGCAAACAATCCTATATTTGCTTTAACTCTTCCGCCTTGAGAAAACATTGGGTTGTTTCTCACCATAACTAATGCTTCTTCTTTTGTGTCGGCATCTCCTTTGCTCACTAACCATTCTGCCCATTCGTCTTCGAATGATCCTCGGTTCGTTAAATATTTTTGATGAGCTTCTTTGTCATCTACATCGATATCAACTTTTTCTTCTATGGCAGGTGAGAATTGTGATGCTGCTGCTGTTCCTATACCTACTGTGGCTGCTTTACCTAAAGGACCCATTCCCCTCCACTTACTAGCTACATCAGCGAGTATTCCAGTGCTAGCAGATTTGCCGGTAGCGTCTGCACTATATAACCATGGAGCTTTGGATGTTAACGCTTTTTGCCATCCACTTAATCCTCTTAACCCTTGACCAGGTTGAAGAGCAGCTGGACCAAAGTGATACGCCCCATATAATAAAGCCGCTTTACCTAGAGGACTTTTAAGAACCTTCTTGACTGGTTTAGTGACACCTTTGACGATTTTTCCTAGTGATTTAAATAATCCCATATAAATTCCTTGTAAATGTATGCAAGCAGGTTAAAGGGAATTCCTGAAAATCCCTGAATAATATAGTATTACTTTACTTTCTTGCCTTCGTCAATGAATCTTCCACGAAAACCGTGGACTCCATAATGAGTAATGTAGGCATCAACATTGGCATAAATCTTGCCTCCAATGTCCGTCCAGCGTTTGCAGAAGGCATAGTCTTCACCCAAAAAGACTCCTGTTTCAGGGTTAAAATCACTATCGAAGAAGTTCCAAACGTTTTCACTCGTGGACATAAGCCCATTTACTAATTGTTTTTGTTTAATTTTCATTTTAGGATAAGCTTTCATCATCTTCTCAAAGACTTCTCTTTTAATAAGCATGCAGCCGGCAGGTCCTTTAACAATTTCACATAAGCCTCCTTTACTTTCAATCTTGTTTTTGTCGGGAAATTCTAGGCAAAAATAATGAGCACATTCTTCTATGGGTTTTCCTGATTTAGCCGTTAATAATCGGGCTTTATCCCAATCAAAAATTTTCATAGGGTAAGGAGTGAGGACAATGTCTTTATTATGTTCCATCATGGTGGGGATGGAAGCTGCATCAAATTCAATATCTGAATCTACAAACAACATATGGGAACAACGGGAATTAAGAAAAGCTTGAACGCATAAATTTCTACCCTGGGTTACCAAAGAAGATTGAACCATGTGAAATTTAGTAAAGATGTCCTTTTGAAAACAGATAGCTTGAAGTTCTAAAACTGATTTAACATAGGAAAGCATAAGCGTTCCCATACAAGGTGTAACAACAAAGATGCTATTAGGAATAGTATCCTGTGTCGGTTCCTCAACAAGCTTAGTTCCATCAATCGTATTTTGAGGAAAGAGTTTGGTTTCTTCTTTAAATTTATCGTCGGTTAAAAGTCCGTCATTCATCCCCATGAGAAATCCCTTTGGCTTCTAAAGCATTGTTTAAAAAAGCAATCCATTCTTTGATCCGTTCATCCCAATTATAAAAATGATTGAAATGTTGACGTTGATTTTCTAGACGTTGTTGAATAGCATCTGTTGGTAAAATTTTTTTGATATAAAGTACATGGGCTGCAAATTCTTCAGCAAGTCTTTTAGGATTGGTTTCATAATTGACGTAGTAACCATAGTCACCGCACGTTTCTGGCAGTGCTCCAAAGTTTGTGACCAAAGGAATATTGCCCGCTGCCATCGCTTCGATGGCTGAAATACAACACGTCTCTTCCCAGATGGAGGGGTAAGCAAAAACATGACTAGCTTGCATAGCTTCAATAATTTCTAAATTAGGTTTATAACCGATGTAGTTTACATTATCCATTTTACGCGCATGTTCATAAAGAGAATCATAGTGCTTGTCATTAGCTTCTTTAAACTTGTCTCCATAGAGTTGGGTAGAACTATAAACATCCAGCTGGATTTCCTCGTTAACAAGATGATGCATCGCGGCTAGGAGAACATTAAGTCCTCTCCAGGGCGTTGAGCAATGAATAAGTCTTAAAGGTTTATCCGCTTGATATCGGGAGCGTTGAAGCCATTTAACTTTAGGTAATGCATTCTTAATGACACGGCAACGACTAGTAGGAAGATTAAAATAAAGCCGATACTTTTCAAAATTCCAATGAGAATTAAAAATATACCAGTCATATTTATGATGGTTCTCCGGTTTTGAAAACCAAGGTTGGATGTTGGGTTGGTCATGGGAATTTTTTAACCATAAAATATTAAGTTTTCCTTTTTGAAGCGGTTCCTTTTCCGGAACCGATGTGGTAAGATTAATTTTATTCCAGTAGTGTTCTGGAAGTCTTTTCTTAAGTTCATCGAACTGTAATTCTGTTCCACCTTTAGGATTCATTTTTTAAAGTCCCACTCCCTAGAACTACTTTAGGGACGGTGACTTTGACATCTCTCCGTATATCTTTCCTTTGTGTAGCGGAGTTAGGATTATTAACATCATGGTCCGCTTCTTTATCAGACATATATTCTTTCCCTGTTTTAGTATTAGTTAAAGTAACTTCGGTTTCACATCGATAACGTGGAACTTTTTTACCATCCACTTCAATATAATCTATCGTTTGTCCTGATTCTTTAAAAGGCATTATGTTCTGTCCTGTTGCATTACACTGACCGATATATTAGCAGAAGTCACGGTCGTTGTAAATTTTAAAACGTCGCTCTCTTCTAAAACTAGAAGGGTACTTTCGTCTCCTTCTAAAAATTCTTTTTTACCTTTAGCTGGAACGTTAGCTATTACTTTATAAATAAAATCAGTGGAACTCCCGCTATCTGTCACCGTGAGTGTCCAATCTGGGGTTGATGAAGCATGGGTATTATAAACGGAGATAGATTTAATTAAAGCTACCGTTTCTGCAGGACAGGTATAAACTGTCACAATATTTGTGGTAGCATCAGCCTTCCAGATATTTTTATATGTATTGGCCATTCTTCTTTTCCCTTAATTTATCTTAAGTGATGAATAAAGTAAAGGCTTCGTATTCATCGGTTAATTGTTGTTGGTAAGTGGTGTTAAGTTTCTGTACAACAGATGCGACATTATCTGCTAGGCCTTGAACATTCATCGAATCAAAGTCAGGCCCTAGAATCGTTGCTACAACTTCACTAATCTTTGCCATGGTCCTCCATTAAAATATAGGATATACGTATGAGGCGTGAAAAATTTTTCATTTTATCTTCTACCTCCTGGATGGATATCCAATCTAAAAGTTCCCATTCTCCAAGTTTGTCCTGTGTCTACATTACCTATCTTGAGTGCAATTTGTCTAGCTCTTGCCCGGGTATGTATTTGAGTCGTTGATGTTGTAGCATTATATGAAGTGGAAGTCGCTGTGCTACTTGGGAATTCTTTAGTGTTTAAATAAACTTTAGCCGTTCCTGTTTGAGCTCCAAAGTCAGGGATGATTCGACTGATCCTCATCATGAATTCACCACCAATAGGTCCCTCAATTCCTTGGTTTCCAATATCATAGTCTCCTGATTCTATATTGGCAGCGATAGCGTTCGTTGCACCACTAGTAAATACTTCATCGGTTCCTGTTTCTTGAGCCCAGTAATAACTCGCTCCATTGGAAATTCCTACAACGGTTGGGTAAGTAGGAGCGACTGCAGATTTAAATTCCGTTGCATAAGGTTTAGTGAAAACTCCTTCAATGCTCCATGTAGAACGAGCCAGTGACGAAGTATACCAGATTGGATTTTGAGGAGAGGAATCTAAATAATTATACGTTACGGATCGATCAACATAGTCCGAGCCACTACTTGGATAAAACCAGGTGATCTCTCCAAATAAAGCATTAACGGCTACATGAATTTGTTGGTTAGCATCCGCATTAATATCTTCAAAGACATAGTCTTCAACAAGGCAAGGCATTAACTGTACTCGTCCTCCGTCAAAGCTGTAGAATCCTGTAGGACCCATCCAGTACGCTATACCATTAACTTCGGCTGCAGCGTGTTGACTGGACATACCACAATTGGTTCCCATCTGTTGAAATCCAAATGTTAAAGGAGGTCCAATAAATTTCATTGTATACATGGCTGTGTCGGACCAAATATAAACCGCAGTTCTTCCAACGATGGCTCCCATTAATTTAGAACCATCAGAAAGTCTTTGACTTCCTGCTGTATTACTCGCGGTAGGAGTCCACACGGTTGTGGATTCTTGATTAGACCAACGAACAAACATATCATCCTGAGAAGATGCAGTTTGAAGCGTGGTCTCTGTTCCCACACAGATTAAATGACGATCAGGAGTAGAGAGAACCATGTCCCTTGAAGCCGTCGGAACTTCTGTTCCGCTTACAAGGACGGCTCTAACTGTTAAATTAGGTAAAGAAGGTTCCCATTGAAAAATTGTTTTGTTATGAATGAGCGCCAATAAATTTTCACCATAGTTGAGTAGTCTCCATTGTGCAGGTTCGATAATAATATTGGATGAAGAACTCGCACTACCCCAACCAACATAGTCTGTGGCATCATAGGTCGTTGTGCCACTTGAATGCGCAGCAGTTGAGGTTCCGTTGGTCCCTCTGGTAATTCCGTTTAAGGTATTACCCGTGATGCCTGTATAAGTAATAAGTTCACTCTCTACTAAAATTATACCATTCGTACTCGTAAAGCTGGTCGTACTAACTAAATCAATATCAGTTCCAGATCCTCCTGTTCCATAGGTATCATTAAGCAACGCTCCATCTAACGTTGTAGAAACCGTAGGAGTTGTAGTTCCACCAAATGTATTCGTACCCCAGCCATATCCATAAGTTTGAATAAGGGGACCAATTACATAATAAAAATCAATCGTAAGAGTTCCTGAAGGTCCTGCGCTTGAACTAGCAGTACTACCCATAGTGATTTCCATGGTTGTAGCACTAGGAACCGTGGTGACTTCAAAAAGTACATCATCAAAATCAGATGCACTAAAACCTCCAGGGACAGAAGTGGCACTAGAACCTAAAATAATATCTCCTGCCTCTGCTCCGTGGGCCGAGGATGTTGTAAGAGTAACTGTTGACGAACCACTCGTGGTCGTGAATGTGGCCCCTGTTTGTTGACGTGTAGCATCTAAAGGAGTGATATCGTAGAAGGCTCCTTCAAAATAAATGTAAAGACATTTGTTGGTTCCAATAGCAGCGTACTTGTTACCTGCTAGGTCTACCCAGGTATGTTGATCCCGGCCAGCTCCGACTAAGTTATCCCCAACGAGTTGTTCCCAACCCCCTACCTTTTCAGGAAAGCCATAACGAAATCGGGTGTAATCTGCATTCACCCATTTTCCTTCGGCTCCTGTGTCTGAGGATTGTTTATCTAGTCCTGGTAGTAGTCTAATTTTATGTAGCATAGAAAATCCGTTTCTATTACAAATATACTATATTTTTGAGGAGATCAACAGAAAGACCTTATTTAAAGTAACCGGCTTTTTTGCTCCATATATTAACAAAGCTCTTACCTCCAGCCGTATTAACTAATACCAGCCATCCTGCTTCTTTTATGATCTCTCCATGTCCCTTATCCCACATAATATGTACACTTTCAGGAACATGAAACAGTTCTTTTATTTCGGATTTAGTGTTTAAAGATCTGCCTTTAAATTTATTATTATCAGGACTAAAATGAGTAATAATACATTTGATTTTTTTAATACCTAAACGGAAGGCAGCGTCAAGTCTGCTTTTACCTGCTCTAACAATAAAACCATTTCTCTTTTGGGGGGAGTCATACCATAGGTGAATGGGATCTTTTATCCCTACTTCTGAGATAGATTTATATAGAAGATCACGAAAAATTTTCTCTTCTCCTTTCCAGTCAGGTTTACAGGAACGAGATATTAATTTTGATATATCTATTTCGGTATAAAAGTTTTGAGGCATCATTTATACCACCCATTTTCATAGTCAATAGCCATAACTTCCTTAGCTTTTTCTTCTTGTTCTTTGGTAATGGTCCGTGGTTCGTGTTCTCTGAGACGTGTTTTCTGTATCTTTTTCCCTCCTAATTTTTCCAGAAAGGGAAGGAGCTTGGTATCAATCTCTCTCATATTCCAAACATGGGTATAGATACTTGGATCAGGGCCCAGCATGTCCGTGTTGGTTCGGCAATGAATTCGGATGTAATTATCTTTCTTTAAGTATTCATTATAGTTATTTAGAAATCTATCTAAATTGTTAAGATAAGGTTTATATTCTTGACAATAATGAAAGCCGGCAATGATCTTGTCGATCGGATCACGGTAGACAGCAATTCTTATTTCACATTCTTTTAGTTCTTTATGATAAGATTCGAATCCTTTTTCGCGTCCGATGTAGGAATCCTCACCACAATGATCCTGAATATTAGTGCCACTATAGGTGGTAGGTTTTTCATTCCATAACAATTGACCTAGATAATTAATGATGGTCGTGGATCCTGCTTTATTATTCCTGACATATCCCAGACGTTTACCGCCCAAGGTGACACGAACCAAAGCCATTATTTACTATACCAACAAGGGATGGTGTACCTAACCCCTTTCTTAATCTTATTTACAGAATGCACCATTTTCTTACCAGGAAATAATACCATTAATCCTTCCTTGGGTTTGATGATAGTCTTGTCAATGATTGTTTCTCCACCTTTATAATTGTCATTTAAATATATAACGCTGCTGTAACAATAGCGTTCAAAATCTTTATGGGGTTTATGAAGTTCTCCTTTAGGCCATTTAACTATTTGAAAATAATTTACGAACGCTTCTTTATCTATCTTTTTAACGGCAAAATTAAGAAGGCCGTTTAATTTTTTTGTATTAATGGAAATAAAATACTGATGAAGTTCAACTACTTCAGTTTTTCTATAATAGAGAGTTCTGTTATCTTTATCAGGATTAAATAAGATAGAGTGCCCCTTAATGAAATGTTGACATTGTTGAGGAGTAAAAAAATTCTCATAGTAATGAATCATATTTCTACTCAACCAAGAGTAATCGGCTTTATTTTAGGAACGCCTAGAAGAGGACGTCCATCAAACAGGTTGTTTTGCCCATGAGGACCATCCAGATCATTGTAGTGCAAAAAGGCTTGAGCATGAATGTTTCCGTTAAAAGGTTCTCTCCAATGTTCAAGGTCGCAGCCTGAATAAATAAGCATGTCTCCAGGCTTCATATCCACGGCAATGCCTTTAGGGGGATTCTTTTTTAAAATAACTTTAGTAGGTCTGATGATTTTTTTAACGCCCCTCTTTCCAGATGGCTCAATAAAAATCTTCCAAGGAGTTCCTCCGAGGTGGAGGGAACAGGATACTTCACAACTAGTTCTATCGATGTGTCGCACGAGCTCGTCTCCTCTCTTATAGATTCTGCCGAAGGCATAGCAAGGGATCAGATTTCTTTTAGTCATTTTACGCATGAGAGGCCACATTTTCATTAGTAAAGTTTCTAAAACGGGGTCTCCATACCTGGCAAAAGTATTAGGAACTTGTGGATCTTTCCAAGTTCCCCAAACTCCAGTGTCTTGGATAATACCTTGCTTGATCAAGTGTGCTGTTGCATCTCGCTGAAGCAGGAAATAATTAAAAATAAAATTAGCCATTTCATAGGAGAGCGCCCCGCGAACCAGTTCGTATTTTTTCATATAGCTAATGGCTTTCCATCTTTATGAACTTTTATAAATTTCTTACACGCATCTAGTAAAGTTTTTATCTCTTCGTTAGGAACTATTTCTATTTCATATTCCTTAATGCCTAAGACACACCCTGCAATGAATCTTCGCATACCTATACAAAGTCTATATTTGCCGTCTTTTTCAGTACATATTAAAGGGTTAAGTATTCCATTTTTTTCAATATCTTTTTTAAGGTTTTGCCAATTTGGATTTTCAGTTTGGCTCATCCTTCCTTTTTCTGTCTGAAGGTAAGATGTTCTAAAAACAATTAAATCTTTATGCACTCTCATTTAAACCCGCTTTGTCTAAAATTAAAAGCAACGGATACTCTCCAGCTTTTGTCTCCTTTTAATTTTGATCTATTAACGCTAACGCCATGAGCAAGCCATGAAGGAAATAGACATGCCACTCCTTCGTTAGGAGGGTACTGCACCACTCTCCAAAGTTCTCGTGGAAGATTCTTCACTCTTTCTGGCGCAACCAGATTAGGACCAGGTCGTGGGTCCTCCATCCAGATATAAGACTGATGATCATCTTTTGGAATCTGTACATAGTACACTCCTCCAATAGTTGCATTAGGATGAACATGATGCATATTAAACCCATGTGGAAAATTAATATTAGCCCACATGTTGCCTAGTTTGACCTCAGGTTTATAGCCTAGGTCTTTAAAAATTTCTTGGGCCATAACAAACATCTGTTTAATCAGAGGTTGATATTCAGCTTTATGATTCATATCTGTTTGACTATGCCATCCATCAATATTGGTTTTTTTCATGCCTTTAGGATCTTTTTTCATCCAGGCTTTGATGTCTTTAAAAAGCTGCTTATTTAATTCTTTAGTTCCTTCAAGCCTCTTCATATAAATAGGAGTTGGAAATAAAATCTCACGTTTGAGTCCTGGAAATTTAGTGTCTCTCATTATGCCAATGGTGGTCCTCCAAACCAAATCGTCAGCGAGATCCGCGTACCTTTCTTTACGGGCAGAACCCGATGAGGAATGAAGCTCGCAAAAAATACAGCATGCCCCTGTTTTAAAGATATTGTTTTTTTGTTATCGATAAGTTGAAATTCTCCTCCCTTAAATTCTTTAGGATCATTTAAAAGTATACTCATGCTCATCTTTCTAACCGTGGGTTCATTAGACATTTGATAGCTGCTGTCTACATGCCAGTCATAATGCTGTTTTTTAGAATACCGCGTAAATTGTGCGGGCTCTCCAATCTGAAGTTGATTAAAGCCCATGTGTCTATTGTTAACGGTATGCATCCAATGTTCCAACCGAGCATACATCCAAGGGGCGTCTTTAAAAGGAATCCAGGAAACATGCGATTGTCTTATTTTATAATCTTTTTTACTTTTTTTAGGCCCAGGTACACCACCTATTTCTGCATCATGTTGTGGCAGCCTTTGGCCAAGTTCCATAATCTTATTACATTCATCAATTGAAAAAACAGGGGATGTCCCTTCTACTAGGTAAGATTTCCAGGAAGGTTCTCTAACGATCATGTTTAATCTTTTTCTTCGTAGTGTGAGATAAAACTTCTCCAGGCTCCCTTAGACGTTTTAACGTTTCAAGTTGACCTACCAGATTAAATATTTCGGGTTGAGTGGTTGCTGGAGTAATGGTTGCTTTCATATGTTCCAGGCGATCCAGATAGGAATCAGATTGATGAGTATTGACTTCCCTTGTGTCAAAGGAACCGTCGTCAAATTCCTTTTTTAATTTAGACCAGCTTGCAATTTCTCTCATTCGGTGCTTGGCCTCCAGTTCCATTTTAGCCTGACCATACTGTCTCTCTTCAATTTCAATGTCTAGCATTTCCTGTTCTAGAGGCTCTTTTTCTTTTTTAAATTTTTTTTGAAGTTTTTTAATTTCAACGACGTTTTTTCTAGCGTTAAAAGAAAGATTCATTAAACTCTCGAAGTGGCTATTTTGTTCTCGGACCGATTGCCAGTATTTAGAGGCATTCGTTCCGTGTTTATTATCGGATAAAACTGAAAAACGCATCTCTGTTTCCGTTCGAAACATTTGTTTTTTCATCCACGTATCCTTCAGCTCTGGAATTAAACCTTTAAACTGCTGGACATCTTTACCATCTAAAATAGTAGTAAGATACTTAGATTCGGTTTCAACAACCGTTTGGATGTTTCGTTTCTCTTTATTCATTCTGTCTTCCTTTTACCCTTTCCTATATTCAAGAACGAGTCTTGAATTAACTTGCTGTTACTGTTTTAGTTGAGCTCCCATCATAAAATTTTAAAACATTGGACGTGGTGTTATACCAAATTTGACCCTCTACAGGGTTTGAAGGGTCACTAGAAACAGCAGGTATTTGAAGTCCTTTTTCACTTATATATTCTGCCATTAGCTCACCGTCACCGTTTTAGTTGTTGATCCAGTATAATATTTTAAAAGACCGGTAGCTGTGTTGTACCAGACCTCCCCTTGGACAGGATTAGATGGATCAGAAGCCAAGCTTTGAACTCTATATCCGTTAATACTTTTGTAAGTTGGCATTATTAATTCCTCCTATGGTAATGTAACTTTTTGTGGTTGTAAAATATCGGCACCGGCATTAGAAGGTGCGTTTGTTTTTTCCGCTTCCGTTAATGCATCCCATGCCGCTTTATATTCATCTACTTTAGCATCAGTAATCGCTTGTGCCTCTGCTTTTGTTTTAGTTGTACCTTC